AGGCGCTGCGTCCTCGACCGGCGACTATGGCGCTGCGTCCTCGACGGGCGACTATGGCGCTGCGTCCTCAACGGGCGACTATGGCGCTGCGTCCTCGACCGGCACCCGAGGCGCTGCGTCCTCGACCGGCGACTATGGCGCTGCGTCCTCGACGGGCGACTATGGCGCTGCGTCCTCGACGGGCTACCAAGGCGCTGCGTCCTCGACCGGCGACTATGGCGCTGCGTCCTCGACGGGCGACTATGGCGCTGCGTCCTCGACGGGCTACCAAGGCGCTGCGTCCTCGACCGGCGACTATGGCGCTGCGTCCTCGACCGGCGACTATGGCGCTGCGTCCTCGACGGGCCACCAAGGCGCTGCGTCCTCGACGGGCGCGGATGCGGCCGCGATGGCGTGCGGATACGAAGGGAGGGTATCTGGAGCGGATGGATGCGCGCTTTTTCTCGTCGAGCGCGGCGATGATTACAAGATTGTCGCTGTTTGGGCTGGCATAGCGGGCCGAAACGGTATCAAGCCGAATACCTTCTACGTGCTCAAGGGCGGCGCTCCGGTTGAGGTTCAGCAATGAATCTCATCGCGACGCACATCCGCAGCGCGGTCCTGTGTCTTGGTGCTGGTCGTCACGCCACGATCTGCACCGCCGACCGCTTCATCTGGTCGCTCAAACTCGACGCGGCTCACCACTGTCTCAACGCTGCGCTCGCCGAGGCTAATCGTCTCAGCCGATCCGATCTCCGCGCTCGCGTGATGCGCATGACCAACTGGATCAGGGCCGAGAAGCGGAGGGCTGTGTGATGCTCTCAATTCTCGAACTCAATGTTGGACACGCGATCATTGGATCATCAGGCGATGCTGCACCCATTATCGACATGCTTGGTCAGGGCGACGGAATCAAAGTCTGCGCGCAGTGGTTTGCTCGCGCTCGCCGCAAGAACAGCAATGCCGAGATCATCATGCATTCGTGCGCCGAAGCATCGCACATGGTCGCGATTGCGCTCCGATCTGGCCGCTACGCCGGATTTGTCGAAGGCGACTTCACGGAGGAAAAGGCTGCCGATCTGATTGCGTACATCTTTGAGCGTGGCGTCAACCTCGGCGAGGGGCGCCAATGACCGTCCTCCGCCCCTATCAGCGGGCCGCAATCGACGCGGTCCACGGCTATTGGGACAATGGCGGCGGCAACCCGCTCATTGATCTCGCGACCGGGACCGGGAAGTCGGTCGTTCATGGCCAGATCATCCGCGAGATCGTCGAACACAACCCCGATGTTCGCGTTCTCGCACTCACCCACGTTCGCGAGCTGGTGCAGCAAAACGTGCAAGCTGCGCTTCGCGTCTGGCCGGAATGCCCGGTCGGGATCAATGCGGCTTCTCTCGGCAGGCGAGACCGGCGCGCCCGCGTACTGTTCGCCGCGATCCAATCCGTCCACCGCGAGGACGCGACCACTCTTGGACCGCGTCATCTGATCCTCGTGGATGAGGCGCACCTCATCTCGCGCGACGGCAACGGCATGTACCGAAAGTTGATCGACCGCATGCGTGAGGCGGTGCCGGACCTCCGCGTCCTCGGCTTGAGCGCAACCTGTTACCGACTGGATAGCGGGCGGCTGGACGACGGTGAAAACCGCCTATTCGATGATGTCGTCTACTCCTACGGCATCGGAGACGGTGTCCGCGATGGATACCTGTGTCCGCTCGTCTCCCGAGCCGGAGCGACCGAGATCGACGTAGCCGGCGTCCAGCGGCGCGGTGGCGAGTTCGTCGCGGGGTCGCTCGAAGAGGCCGCGCGCCGCCCGTCCGTCGTCGTCGCTGCCTGTCGGGATATGGTGCAGCGCCTGCAAGACCGCCGCTCGTGGCTCGTGTTCTGCTCCGGCGTCAAGCACGCCGCCGAGGTCGCGGATCAGCTCTCCGGCATGGGCATCGCCTCCGCCTGCGTCACCGGAGACACACCGCCCGGAGAACGTGCCGGTATCCTGCGCGACTTCAAGGCAGGCCGCATTCGTGCCCTCACAAACGCGAATGTGCTCACGACGGGATTCGATGCGCCTGCGACGGATGCGATTGCGATGCTTCGGCCGACGCTCTCGACGGGCCTCTACGTGCAGATGCTCGGTCGCGGCACTCGCCTGTCACCCGACACCGGCAAGTCCAATTGTCTCGTGCTCGACTACGCGGGAAACGTCCGTCGTCACGGACCAGTCGATGCGATCGATGTGCGCGGCGGAACCAAGGGCAGCAAGGGCGAGGCGAAGACATCCATCGAGAGCGTTCGCGCCAAGGCATGCCCGCGCTGCGAGGCGCTCGTCGCCATCCAGGCGCGGGAGTGTGTCGAGTGCGGACACGAGTGGCCCGCTGAGGTGAAGCACGAGAAGAGGCCAGACTCAGAAGCCGCCGTGATGGTGCGCGAGGTCGAGGCCAACTGGATCAAGGTCCAAAAGGTCGAGGTCCACGTCCACTCTTCGCGAGACCCGGACAAGCCGTCCACGCTTCGCGTCGAATACTGGCACGGCATATCGGCGCATCGTGAATGGGTCTGCCTCGATCATCCTCTTGGTTTTGCCCGCGCTCGCGCCGAAGCGTGGTGGACGACAATGACACGTCAGACCAGCGCCGAGGGCGTCTCTGTCGCCAGCGCGGCGGAAGAGATCGCCGAGGGTATGGCGGCAGTTGATTGCATCGAAATCCGCGTTCGCCGCGATGACAAGTATTGGCGCGTCACCGAACGGAAGCGCGCCGACGGATCCATCGTCGACGAGAAATTCCGCATTCACCGCCCGATTGAAGAGAGGAATGCGGCATGAGCGCGCATCTCGAAACCTATCGCGCCCTGTGCGCGGCCAAGCGGATCGAAGCGCCGCGGCGCGGCATTCGCCGCACACCAGAGCTGAATTCGACGCTGTTCGATCACCAGCGGCATGGCGTCGAATTTGCTCTCCGCACAGGGTCAAGCGCGCTGTTTTACGATACCGGACTCGGAAAGACGCGCATGATGCTCGAGTGGGGCCGGTGCGTTGTCGAAGAGACCAACAAGCCGGTCCTTATGCTCGCGCCGCTCGCGGTGTCGATGCAGCACCTTCGCGAAGCTCAGGCGATGGATGTCGACGCGAGCATCTCGCGTTTCGGGGCGCCGCCACTTTCGCCGCGCGTTGTGATTACCAATTACGAGCGCCTCGATCGCTTCGATCCCGATGATTATGCCGGTGTCATTCTTGACGAAAGCTCGATCCTGAAGAGCTTCACCGGCAAGACAACCAGGAAGCTCATCGACGCGTTCAAGGACATGCAGTTCCGGCTTGCCGGGTCTGCGACGCCAGCGCCGAATGACCATACCGAGCTTGGGCAGCATTCGGCCTTTCTCGGCGTGATGCCATCGCCGGAAATGCTCTCCCGTTTCTTCATTGCTGATCAGGCGAATGCGGGTGCGTACCGCCTGAAAAAGCCAGCGATCCGGCCATTCTGGGATTGGGTGGCGTCATGGGCGAGATGTGTATCGAAGCCTTCCGATATCGGATTTTCGGATCAAGGCTTCATCCTGCCGGAGCTTGAAATCATCCGCCGCGTGGTTGCTTCGGATCGCACGATTGACGCCGGAGAAGAGAAAAACGGGCAGGGGCTTTTGTTCCGCATGCCCTCGGCATCAGCGACCTCAATCCACAAGGAAAAGCGCCTGACGGCAGCGGCGCGCGCCGAAGAGGTTGCTGCAATCATCGCCGCCAATCCAGCCGGGCCGATCTGCATTTGGGTGGACACCGATTATGAAGCCGAGGCGGTAAGGGCAGTTGTCCCTGAAGCGATCGAAGTTCACGGCCGGATGGATGCCGATCGCAAGGAAGAGCTGCTCGACAGTTTCACGCGCTGCGAAACGCGCATTCTTCTCACAAAGCCGAGCATCGCGGGCTACGGTCTCAATTGGCAGCACTGCCATGTCACGATCTTCTGCGGACTGAGTTTCTCCTACGAGAGCTTCTATCAGGCCGTGCGGCGGTTCTGGCGGTTTGGGCAGAAATCACCGGTCAAGGCATTCACGGTGATCGCCGACACCGAAGCGGAAATCCTCGCGACCGTCACGCGCAAAGCGAATGACCATGGCCGGATGAAAGACGAGATGCGCGCCGCCATGGCCCGCGCATCGCAAGAACATTCGACCCTTCTCACCTACGACCCGCAACAGGAGGCCTCGCTCCCGGCGTGGTTGGCAGCATGAGCGAGTACCAAACCAGAATGCGGGTTGAGGCAGCGCTTCGAAGCTACTTTGCCTCCGAAGGCTGGCCTGTCGAAGACGGCACGGCCTTCATGGCTGAATATGACCCAGCTACCGACGAAAGTTTTGAGGTCAGCGTCGATCTTACCGATCTCGCTACGCACCCCATTCGAGAGGATATTGTGAAATGAAGGTCTTCGATCAGAGTTTCGGCGAACGCTTCGCGGCCTATAATGTCGATACGGTGGAGTTCACGGCACAGATTCCTGACAATTCCATCGATTTCTCTGTCTACTCGCCGCCGTTCTCATCGCTCTACATCTATTCCGAGAGCGAGAGAGACATGGGAAACGTCGATGGCGACAGCGCATTTCAGGCAAGTTATGCCCCCCTGGTGAAGGATCTTTTTCGCGCGACGAAGCCGGGGCGCTGTACCGCGATCCATGTTAAGGATCTGGTCTATTACTCCAACGCTTCCGAGAAGGGCGATAGAGGCCTTCGCGATTTCACGGGGGATTGCATTCGGACCCACATCGCCGCCGGGTGGACGTTCCATCGTCGCATTACGATCTGGCGTTGCCCGGTTCGCGAAATGCAGAAAACCAAGAGCGACCGGCTTCTTTACAAAAACTTCAGAACAGACGCCGCGCGGACTGGCGGCGGAATGCCTGAATATGTCGTCGTGTTTCGCAAATGGGCCGACGGCATGGATGATGTCGCACCTGTCCTTCATGACCCGAACAGGTATCCGGTCGAAGAGTGGCAGCGGATGGCGCAACCGTCCTACGCATATCAGGGTGCCGGACTCCCCGAATGGATGGCCTCCGATCTCTGGAAAGACACCGATGAAACCAATACGCTCAACGTTAAGGTCGCGCGCGATCAGGATGCCGAAAAGCACCTTTGCCCGATGCCGCTCGACCTGACGGAGCGGCTTGTCGCGCAATATTCGAACGAGGGCGAGACCGTCTATTCGCCCTTCATGGGGATCGGATCGGAAGGCTACGCGAGCCTGAAGCTCAACCGCCGTTTCATCGGCACGGAGCTGAAGGAAAGCTATTTCCGGCAGGCAACGAAGTACCTCTCGGAAGCCGAAAAGCTCGGTGGCGATCTGCTCAAGGTGGCGTCATGAAGCCGCATCTTGTCCCGATCTATGAGCCTCGAACTGCTGCCGAGGTCTATCGCAACGTCAAGGAGGTTCGCGCTCGGATGGCGGCATCCGAGATCGCGCGAACGCTTGAGCTGAATGCAGAGGTCGCGCGGGCAAGAGCGGAGCGCATCCGCCGCGAGGCTGAGATGGCGAGAGCGCACCGGGAGAAGTCCGCCGCGCTCAAAGCCGAGCGCGAGAAGATCGCCGCAGATGAGGAGGCGAGGCGAGCCAGCGCGCTGGAGCGACTTGGCATCACTCGATCGGGCCGGGACATCATCGACTATTCGAAGCGCGATACACCGCACGAATATCTCGCCCTCCTGTGCGCGGAGCGCGGCGTCGATGTCGCCGACATCGTCGGCACATCAAGGGTCGCCAGCATCTTGTCGAAGAGGCACGCGATTATCTTCGATATGAGGCTCCAGTTTCCCAAACTCAGCTCGGTCCAGCTTGGAAAGATGTTCTTCCGGGACCATACAACGATCCTGAATTCGCTCATGCGAGAGAGCAAACGCCGAGGCCTGACATGAGCGCCCCGGCCATTGCCGGCAGGCAGGAGAGTGCGGCTACGATCTGCGCGGTCTGCGCACGGCAGGCTCTCCACCTCGCCTACTGCCCGTCAAGCGATCTTCGCAGGGCGATATGGCTCTGCGAGGCGTGCATCCCGCTCGCGCGAAAGGTCTATTCCATGAAAAACATCGACTTGTCAGCGTTCGAGGCCCGCGCGATCGATGCCGCCGCCTCAAAAGCCGTCCCGACGCTCCTCGATGCCATTCTGACCGCGCTCTGGGAAAACCAGGTCGAGGCGCTTTCCGATGTAACGCCAGAGCTTCTCGCGAAGCTTGAGGGCGAGCCTCCAGAGGCGGTTAGGGATGCGATAGCAGGCGCGGTGATCAACTACGCCGCCGCGATGCGCGAAGACCTGTCCAAGCACAATCCGCCGTTTTGACCTGACCGGGTGACCTTTGGCCGCAGCAACCGACGACCTCGGATCGATCCGCCAACTTCGCGCCGAGCTATGGGCGGCGGGGTTCCGACCGGTGCCAGTCTATGGCATCAACGCGCAGGTCTCGTCCCCTGGTAAGCAGCCGGCCGGCACGGGCTGGCAGAACGCGGCGCGCGCCAATCCGCCGGCCTGTAGTCGGCTGCCTGTCTCGCCAGGGGCAACAAATACCGGCATTCTCTGTGATGGTCTTCGCCCTCTCGATATCGATATCGATGACCCCGCCGCCGCTGACGAGATCGAGCGCATCGCTTGCGATCTCTTCGGATCCTGCCCGGTTCGGTTCCGTACGAACAGTGGAAAACGGACGCTTCTTTACAGGGCATCAGAAGGCGAACCTTCGAAGCGCGTCTTGGCCGGAACGGCTGGAAAAATCGAGGTTCTCGGCAGGGGGCAGCAGTTTGTCGCGTTCGGCATGCACCCGAGCAACGCGGTTCTTGAGTGGCGCGGGGGCGAACCCGGCGAGGTGAGGCTCGCTGATCTGCCGGCTGTCAGTGAAGACGAAATCACACAGTTTCTTGATGCGGTTCGGTCTATCGTCGGGGCGGATGCCCCGGCCGGACGCGGCGATATCGACATTCCGATAACAGAACAAAAACAATCTATTACATCTCAAAGCACCCGGCCGGCCGTCGCGAGCGGACAGAGTGATTTCTTTCGCATCGTCAACGACCGCGCGCTTTCAAATATTGGCGCTTGGGTTACGGCGATCTTCCCCGGCGCTCGGCACCATGACGGGACAGGCGCTTATCGGATCACATCGAAGCAGTTGGGCAGGGCGCTTCAGGAAGACCTGTCGATTTCGCCAGAAGGTATCGTCGACTTTGGCGTCGCGGATATGGGCGACGCGCGCCAAGGGAAGCGGACTCCGATTGATATCGTTATAGACTACGGCATCGAGCGTGACGCGGTTTCTGCCGCCGGGTGGATGTGTGACCGCCTTGGTGTCGACCCCGATGCGATTTGGAAAAGGAATGACGCTTTACCGGTCCTCGACCCTTCGCCATTGCTGAAGGGCAGGCTTCGCGTGGTCGAAAGCATCGATGCGCCTGAAGAAGGTGGCGACGATGAAGGCGATGATGAGGGTTCGGACGGAGCGCCGCTGGACGAGGATCTAACGCGAGTTCCTGGCCTTCTCGGCGACATGATCGAAGCGATGGTTTCTTCGGCGCGTCGGCCGTCCCGGCGCCTTGCGCTGGCGGCGGCCCTCCCCATCCTCGGGACCGTCATCGGACGCCGCGTCGCCGGCCCGACCAGATCCGGTACGCATCTCTACGTCATCCCGACGGCATCGACCGGCGTCGGCAAGCAACACTATCTCAACGCCGTCGAGCGCTTTATGTCGGCCGCAGGCCTCGGCAGGCACATCGGACCCTCGCAATTCATGTCTTTCGGCGCCCTCAACAATTTCGTCGAGAGCGCGCCCCTGTCGATCTGCCCGCAGGACGAATTCGGAGCGATTATCAAGAAAATCTCGCACCCGCGCGCATCAGGTCACGAGACCATGATCTCCGGCACGCTGCGCAGCCTGTGGGGCGCGTCGTTCGAAACCGTCAGGACGCCAGCCTACGCATCGACGAGATCGGTTGAGCTCCATTGCCCCGCCATGTCTCTATTCGCACCGACGACGCCCGAAGAGCTATTCGAGGGGATGAAGGGCAGGGATCTCGTCAACGGGTTCATGAACCGCTTTCTGGTTATTGATGCCGGCGAGCGTTCAATCGAGCGCGAACCATCAAGAGACCTTCGAAAGGAATCCGAACGGCTCGCGCCGATCCTTTCCGAATTCTACCGCCTCGGCTCGGCAAAAAGGGGAAACCTGAGCGCTCACGTCGACAAGAACGGCGATCCTGATCCTGAGCCTTCAATCGTGGTCCCATGGAAAACACAGGCCGCGCATGACGATTATCTCGCTCTCTCGGCGGAATGCGAAAGACGCCGCGACGAAGATAGCGAAAACGGCGCTCTCTATGCCAGAACGGCGGAAATGGCCATAAGGATCGCCACGATCCGAGCATGCAGCGAAGATCGCGAAGCCCCGATGATCACCGAAACCCATGTCGCATGGGCGGCGCGGATATGCATTCAATCCGCCGAGCTCCTTTGTGCCGCAGCCGATCGCCACATGGTCGACCCCCTCGGCGCTGCTGAATTCGAGCGCAAGGTGCTCGAAAAACTGAGACGATCGCCGAACCGCCGCATGAAAATGCGGACGCTCTATCTTGCCATGTCAAAAAATCAGCGCTACGCCGGCGACCTCGAGAAGACCCTCAAAGCCCTGGCCGGTGCCGGCATTGTCGAGCTTCGCAAGGTACAGGTTCCAGGCGGCACATCGACCTATGTCGCAATGCCGTGACGGCAAACACGATACTCAGATTAACCCGCCGAAAGGCGGGTTTTTTGTTGCCCCAGGTGTTGGCTAGGTGTTGGTCGAGAGCCAACACCTGAGCTTGTTTATGGCTTAAATGTGTCAGTAGGTGTTGGCTTTAGCCAACACCTGAGCCAACACCTGGCCAACACCTGAAGTATTGATATTATTGATGATTTTTTTAATATCAATGACTTAGAATAGGTGTTGGCTCTATCCCAGAGTGTTTTGCGGAAAAAAGAACAAAAGGTGTTTAGGTTGAAATCGCTCTTATAGGAGCCGACACCTGAGCCTTGAGCTTGCCCGGACCCTGCAAATCAGGGTATGAAGGAGATGCCGCTTTTCTCCGGGCGCATCGATCTCCGAAAGGTTCTTCGATGCCCCGTCCTACCGCCTTCAAGAAATCTTCCGCTGCGATCTCCGGTCGCAAGGTAACCTCGGCAACAGTCCGATCCGTCGAGATTGACGACACGCCGCCAGGTGGCATTTTGCCCGCGCCGGATATCGGTGCCGCAAAATGGATTGTCGCCACGGTATCGCCGCGGCAAGACGCAAGGGCGGTCGCATCGCTTCGCGAGGCCGGGTATCCGGTCTTTCAGCCGCTCATGACCAAATGGCGTCGGAAGGGGGTCAAGAAGTCCCGCGTCGCCTATCCGCTCTTTCCCGGTTATCTCTTCGTCGGTCTCGTTTCCGGCCCTCGCTACGGCGTCACGCGATGCGAGCGGATCACCTCGATCGTTTCCAGCAATGGAGCACCGATCGAGATCCGAAAGGCGATGGTCGAAAGCTTGTCCGCGGCCATGATGCGAGGCGACTTCGACGAGACCGCCACCATCGCCGACAAGATCAGGGCGGGGCATTCCATCGCCATCGGTGACCGGGTTTCGGTCAACAAGGGTATGTTCGCTGCGATCGATGGCACAATCACAAAGCTCCTCGATCACGAACGCGTTGCGGTGCTGATCACCTTCCTTGGATCTAATCGCGAAGTCATCGCCGAGACAACTTCGCTCAAGAAAATCGCGTGACGGCTTGCAATGCGCCTGCAAATCACGTATGAAATCAACATCATGCAAGCCGTGGTTCGCGATTTTCGCTTGAACCCGAACGGCGGTAGCATTGGTAAATCATTGAAATCGAAGGTAAATCATGGCGGTCGCAAAGGCGAAGCGCGGTAGGCCGTCCACCTATTCGGATCAGGTCTGCGAAACCGCACGTAAGGTTGCGCTGCTCGGTGCCACGGATGCGGAAATCGCCGACATCATCGGCGTTGATATTGCCACGCTCTACCGGTGGAAGAACCAATTTCCTGAATTTTGCGAGGCCATAAAGGCCGGCAAGGTCAATGCTGACGATCGCGTTGAGCGTTCTCTTTTCCAGCGGGCTGTTGGTTACACCTTTGATACGGTTAAAATCGTTGCGGACTCGAAAAGCGGTACTTCTCTTTCGGTTCCGCATCGCGAGCATGTCCCGCCCGATACGACTGCTTGCATCTTCTGGCTGAAGAACCGCCGCAAAGACGAATGGCGAGACAAGCAGGAAGTCGAGCATTCCGGCGCGATCGACGTAACGGCATCGGCGGAAGATGGTAAACGCAAACTCGCTTCTCTCCTTGCCTCCGGCGAAGCGCCAAGCGTGGCTAGCTAGCCTGACGCCTGAAGAACTGGCGGCGATCAATTTCGATTGGCCGTTCTGGGCAAGACCTGATCAAATCGAACCCCCCGGCGAGTGGACGACGTGGCTCATTCTTGCGGGCCGTGGCTGGGGCAAAACCAAGACGGGCGCTGAAACCGTTCGCGGCTGGGCATACTCGGCTCGGTATGAGCGGATCGCCTTGGTTGCCGAAACCGCCGCTGACGCTCGCGACGTGATTGTTGAGGGCAACAGCGGTATTCTTCGCTGCTCGCCACCGTGGTTTCGGCCGAAGTATGAGCCTTCGAAACGTCGGCTGACATGGCCGAACGGCGTCGTTGCCACGCTATATTCTGGCGAGGAGCCGGACCAGCTTCGCGGGCCTCAACACGGCGCCGCATGGGCTGACGAGGTGGCAAAGTGGCGGTATGCCCAAGACGCATGGGACCAGCTTCAATTCGGCTTGCGGCTCGGCGATAGGCCGATACAGGTTGTTACGACAACGCCGCGCCCCATTCCGATTATCCGCTCGCTTTTGTCTGACAAGCACTGCTTTGTTACGAGAGGGCGCACACTCGACAACGCCCGCAACCTTGCGCCGACGTTCCTTGAAAAGATCGTAGCGCGATATCAGGGTACACGCCTTGGCAGGCAAGAGCTTGACGCCGAGGTACTTGACGATATCCCCGGAGCGCTTTGGTCAAGGGCCATTGTGGAGGCATGCCGAGTGCAGGCTGCGCCGCCACTCAAGCGGATCGTTGTTGCGATAGATCCTCCAGCGACCGCGGGCGAGGAAGCGGACGAATGCGGGATCGTGGTTGCCGGGCTTGGCAGCGACAACCAAGGTTATGTGATCGAAGACATTTCCGAGCGCGGACTCTCTCCTGAGAAATGGGCGCGCCGAGCGGTGATTGCGTATCATCGGAACGAAGCCGATCATATCGTCGCCGAGGTAAACCAAGGCGGCGACATGGTTGAGACAATCATTCGAATGATTGACCCTGCTGTTCCGGTAAAGAAGGTCCATGCCACGCGCGGCAAGTACGTTCGCGCCGAGCCGATCGCGGCTCTTTATGAGCAAACCCGCGTTCATCATGTCGGATCATTCGCGGCGCTTGAAGACCAGCTTTGCGGATTCACCGTCGACGGCATGGCCGATGACAGCTCACCGGACCGTCTCGACGCCATGGTCTGGGCAATGACGGAATTGATGCTCGGCCATCAAGACGGCTTGGGGATAGGGTGAATGAAGCTTTTCAACCTGTTCCGCCGAACCGAGGCGAAGGCGTCGGTTGCCGGGCCGATGATCGTCGCCAATGCTGTTGGGCAAGCCCAATGGACGCGCCGCGATCTTCAGGCCTACGCTCGCGACGGGTATCAGAAAAACCCGATCGTTTATCGGTGCGTCCGGCTTATCGTCGAGAACGCGGCCTCGCTGGATATCGACGCCTACCGTGGTAAGCGCGAGATCGAGGATCATCCGCTTCTTGCGCTTCTCGCTCGCCCGAATCCGTTCACGCGCGGGAAAACCTTGCTCGAGGTGGTCTATGCACATCGGCTGGTGACGGGCAATGCGTTCGCTGAGGCGGTGACGGTAGGGGGGCGGGTTGTCGAGCTGCACGCGCACCGACCTGAGCGGGTCAAGGTTACGGAGCGCGCCGAGAAATGGGCGATGCTCAACAGCTCCGAGTTTATCACCGTCAACGAAAAGCGCGAGGCGCTTGGATATCCGTCGGTTGATGGCGGCGACAAGGTTCTGGTCGCGTCATCCGATATCCCGCTGGAGGATGCCGGCGCGAGCTTGACCGGTGGCGAAGAGCCGAATGCCGACGCGGAGGATCAACCCGATGCGGAACGGGATTCAGGATCGGGCGAGGAAGAAAGCTGCGATCGAGCGAACAGCCGCGCGTGAGCTTGAGGTCATCATTCGAAAATCGGGGCAAGCGATTGCCTCGCGTGTTGCTTCAGGCTCGCCATGGCAAACCGCCATCGACAAATTCGGCGGCGAGATCGGTCGGGCGCTGCTTGCGGCGCTGAAGCGAGGTGCCGCTGCCGGCGCCGACGATGTCCGCGGGACGGTCAAGGCTCCGGAAAAGAAATCGGCGCCGCAAGCGCCGTTTGCCCCGCCTTTTGTCCTGTCATGGATCCGGCGGCACGCTGCAAAGCGGGTTCACCAGATTTCAAAAACCACCGCGAAAGCAGTGCGCCGACAGATTATCGATGGGGCGCGGCGAGGTTGGTCGAATGACCGTATTGCGAAGGCGATCCGTGAAGCGACGGGCGGGGAGATAGGCAAGAGGCGAGCTCTTCGCATCGCCAGAACCGAGACCCATACAGCTTTCGAGCGCGGCTCCTATGAGCAGGCGCGAGAGGTGCAGCGGCTTGGGATCGAGATTGAAAAATCATGGTCTTCGACTGAAGACAAAAGAACACGACCAGACCATGCGGCGGTTAATGGTCAATCATTGTCTCTTGACGGATTGTTTTCGGTCGGCAGTGAAAAAATGAGGTTTCCTGGTGACCCAAGAGCTTCAGCAAGACAAATCATTAACTGCCGTTGCTCGGCACTGTATTACCCAAAATCATCGAAAAAACGCTAAAGTTATTGGGCAATACATAGGATATTGTCCATCAAGCGGATGCTTCTGGTGGAAAGTGTCACGAGGAGGTAGAGCGCGCGCGATGTCCGAGGCTGGCCGAATTAACGGCGGCGGGTATCGAGAGATTATGTTCGTTGGCAGGCGCTACGCGGCGTCTCACATTGCTTGGGTGATCACATACGGTAGATGGCCAGATGGAATCGTTGACCACATCAACGGTGATCGGGCGGATAACCGGATTTCTAATCTGCGCGAAGCTTCACTGTCGGGGAATGCTCAAAACTCGATAACTCCGACGAACAATACTTCTGGGTTCAAAGGCGTCACATGGAAGAAAAAGAACCAAAAATGGTGCGCCCAAATCTCTGTCGGCAATCGAAAAATGCACATCGGCGTGTTCGACACGCCTGAAGCCGCGCACGCCGCCTATGTTGAGGCGGCGAAAGTGCACCACGGCGTCTTTGCCCGTGCATCATAGCGAAAGGGACGCGATGACGCTCCATTTCAAAGCAGCGCCGAATATCGAACATGGCGGCGGTGTCGATCTCGACTTCAAGCTCTCTGATGTCGAAGGCGATGTCGCGGTCTTCTCCGGCTACGGTTCCATTTTCGGCAACGTCGACAATGGCCGCGATATGGTCATGGCCGGCGCTTTTGCGGAAAGCATCGAGGCGAAAGGGACGCGCGGCGTAAAGCTCCTTTGGCAGCACGACCCGTCGCAGCCGATCGGCACATGGACCGCGATTGAAGAGGATCGGAAGGGTCTGAAGGTCTCCGGCAAGCTGTTGCTGACGGTCCAGAAGGCGCGCGAAGCCTATGAGATGATGAAGGCCGGCATTCTTGACGGGCTCTCCATCGGCTACCGCGTGATGAAAGAAAGCTACGATACCGACAAGAAGATTGGCGGGTATCGCAAAATTGAAAAGGCGGATCTCTGGGAAGTGTCCCTTGTGACCTTTCCAATGAATCCCAAGGCGACCGTGACGGCGGTGAAGACCATGCCGTCGGATCGTGAGCTTGAAGCCATGCTTCGGGATGAAGCAGGGCTTTCCAATCGGGACGCCAAGGCGGCGCTCTCGGTTTTCAAGAAGACCCTCCGGGACGGAGGGGAGACGGAAGACGCCTCGCGAGACGCGAGCGCGGAAGCCATTTCCCGCGAGCTGGACGCCCTGCTCGCCGCAATCCGATCCTGAGAGGATATTCACATGGGTATGCACACCAGCGCGCTCGCCTATGAGCGCAAGAACGACGATGCCGGCGCGCTGCCGGTGGAGATCAAGAACCAGTTCGCCAGCGTCATGCGCGCGATCGAAGAGTCGCGTGCCAAGTACGAAGCTGGACTGATCGAGGCGAAAAAGGGCTTCGATGACGTTGTGCGCAAGGAAGAAGTCGCGCGCATCGATGCGGCTGTTGCCGAGCTGAAGACAACGATCACGCAGGAAATCGCCGCCCTGAAGCGTCTCCCTCGCGGCGGCGTCGACGAGAAGCGCAGCGCTGATCAGGTCGAGCATTCGAAGACATTTGAGGATTGGTTCCGCAAGGGCAGTGATGCCGTCACTGACACCGAGCTTCGCACGATCGAGCGCAAGGCGCTCGCCGGCACTTCTGACAACGCGCCGTCGGGTGGTTTCACGGTTCGCCCTGAAATGGAATCGCAGATCGATTCCGTTCTGAAAGAAGTTTCGCCGATCCGCTCGATTGCCTCGGTTCGCCAGCTCTCGACCGGGCAGTACAAGAAGCTGGTCAATCAGCATGGCGTGAATTCCGGTTGGGTGACTGAACGGCAGACCCGCGCCCAGACCCTTTCCCCTGATCTGGTCGAGGTCGTCTTCACAGCGATGGAGCTGTACGCGATGCCGGCGGCGACGCAGGAGCTTCTCGACGACAGCGCTGTCAATATCGATCAGTGGATCAGCGACGAGGTGACGCTCGAATTCGCCGCCCAGGAGGGCAATGCCTTCGTCATGGGCGACGGCGTGAACAAGCCGAGGGGCATCATCGGCGGCTATACGCCTGTGATCAACACTTCGTACGCCTGGGGTAATCCTGGCTACATCAAGACCGGAGCTGCCGCCGCCTTCGCGTCGTCGGACAACCTGGTTGATCTCTTCTATGCGATCAAGGCCGGCTACCGTGCGAATGCGCAGTTCATGCTCAATCGCAAGACGATGGGCGTGATCCGCAAGTTCAAGGACGGCCAGGGCAACTATCTTGCCGACCTCCGCTTGCGCGACAGTGGCCTTGTCGAGACCATCCTTGGCAAGCCGGTCATTGAAGCGGAGGACATGCCGGATGTCGCCGCCAATGCCTTCCCGGTCGCCTATGGCGACTTCCGCCGCGGCTACCTGATTGTTGACCGCGTTGGCATTCGGACGCTGCGCGATCCCTATACTGCCAAGCCTTACGTGCTGTTTTACACCACGAAGCGCGTCGGCGGCGGCATCCAGAACTTCGAGGCGATCAAGCTCATCAAGTGTGAGGCGTGATCCTGCTCGGCGCGGCTGGGCGCCGCGCCATCTTCATTCACTCCTGAAAGGATACCCCCCATGCGTGACATGGCCTCTCGTATCGCGCCGCGCTCCGTCGTGGTGCCTATCGTCGCCACAACCACGCCGACTGTCGCGTCGGTTGATCTTCGTGGCTTTCAGTCTGCAACTTTCGTTGTTCAGGTCGGCGCCGGTGGCATCACCTTTACCGGCACAAACAAGCTCGAGCTTATCCTCGAGCACTCGGACGACAACTCCACTTGGAGCGCGGTGACCGCTCCCGGTGATGTGATCGGGAAAACCTCAACCATCACCGGCGGCATCGTGGACTCGTGGGTGGCTGCAAAGGCGGCGGCATCGATCCATGAATACGGCTATGTCGGCGGGAAGCGTTACGCTCGCCTTACCCCGACTTTTGGCGGCACACATGCCACCGGCACTGCGGTTGCGGTGATGTGCGCTCTCGGCGATGCTGATCTTTTGCCGGCGGCGTGACCGATGACCTATATCCTTCGCCTCACTTCCGAACCGGCGGTTGAACCCGTCTCGCTCGCCGAGGCGAAGGAGCAATGCAACCAGGATCAGGCGAGCGACGACGCTCTCATTTCTCGCCTGATCAAAGCGGCCCGGCAATATGTCGAGACCGAAACAGGCCGCGCCCTAGTCAACCAAACATGGGAAGCGGTTTTCGGCGAATGGCCGCGGATTTATGGCATCGACAACGACGACGAATATTCGTTGACCGTCCCGGCCTCGCGCCCTGTGCCGCACATCGAAATCATCAAGTTGCCGTTCGGCGCGGTGACGGGCATTACCGCCGACGGCACCGCATGGACCGCGTACACCGCGATCAAGACCGCGCGCGGGGTGAGGATCAAGCCGACTTCGGCCACGCCGAGCGGCGAGATCATCGTTACCTTCACGGCTGGCTATGGCGCATCCGCCGCGAACGTTCCCAGCGATATCTGCCACGCGATCCTTATGCTTGTCGCCACGCTATACGACAACCGGGGGGCGCTCGCGCTCGATATCGCCGGCATCAAAGCGGCCTCCGTCTCCGTGCCGGGCTTTGCCGACACGATCCATCGCCATCGGGTCATGTCATGAGCGCCGCCGGCGCGTTGCGCGAGAGGATCGCGATCCTCTCATTTGTCTCGACTGCCACGGATGCGGGCGACCCGATCGAAACATGGGTTGAGATCGCGGCAAATATTCCGGCCAGAATGCAGCCGAAGAAGTCATCCGAGTTCATGCGCGCGATGCGCGAGGTCAACGAAACCCGCTTCGTCGGCACGATCCGAAACCGGCCGAACCTCTCTCCCGCGATGCGCGTCATTTGGAGCGGTCGCACTTTCAAAATCGACGGCATCACCAATCTGGACGAGCGCCGCGAATTCCTCTCGCTTGAGCTCCTCGAAATCTCGATCTGAAGGACAATCACATGGCACAGCTCACCACGCTTACGATCAAGGCCGTCACCAATCTTACTCGCGCGGTCGACTTCGGCAGCTCCAAGCATACGGTGACCGTCGGCGCCGAACAGACCATCCTCAACGGCACTTCTGCCGGGCAGTCCGATCTTGCCTATTGTGACGAGGCGCTGACGATCGCGGCGTCGTCGAACACCGATATCGATCTCGCCGGATCGCTCACGGATCCGCTCGGTGCCGCCGTGGTGTTCGCGCGCATCGATGCGATCATCATCAAGGCGGCGGCTGGCAACACCAACAACGTTGTCGTCGGCGCCGCGGCTTCAAATGGCTTCGTCGGCCCGTTCGGCGCATCGACGCATACCATCGCAGTCCGGCCGGGCGGCATCCTTGCGCTTCACGCCGGATCTTCGACGGGATGGACCGTGACTGCCGGCACCGGTGACATCCTGCGCATTGCGAATTCCGGCGCCGGATCTTCCGTCGCCTGCGATGTTCTGATCATTGGTCGATCGGCGTAATGCAATTCACCGTTCGAACCGCTCGCCGCTCCAAAGGCGGGCAGTTCGTCAAGCCGGACGCGAAAATTCAGGCGGCAGTGCAGCGCGGTCTTGCTGCCTGGGGATTGATCATCACGGCATACGCGAAGGATCTCATTCTTCGCGGCCCAAAGACGGGTCATATCTACGGCGCTCACCAAGCTTCAGCGCCCGGCGAGCCGCCGGCATCGGATACCGGTAGACTGGTTTCATCGATCCGCTGGGAATTTACCGGCTCGCGTCTTGCGATCCGCGTCTTAGCCGGCACTGAGTGTGCAGGGTATCTGGAATTTGGCACTTCGATTATGGCGCCCCGCCCCTTTCTTCGCCGCGCGATCCGTGAGACGGAAGAGCAGGGGAAGAGGTTGATCGATGCCGAAATTTACAAGTCGTTCCGATAGGGAAATCCGCAAGCTGCTTCGCCCGAATGCCGGGCAAACGGTTTTCGAGATCTCCGGACCTTCGCTTTGGATCGACGGCGGCACCGACGAGCTAGTCAACGACATGACGGTCTTGGGCAAGGCGAGCCAATCTCGCCAGAGGCTCGACACCGTGCAGCGGATGAACGCTGAAGCCATGGGAATTCCTGTTAAATGGCCGAAGACCAGTCCGAAACAATCTGGAAAGCCGTCCGGTCGAGGCTCCTAGCTGACGCCGGGCTGGTCGCTGCCCTTGGCAGCAATGCCCCTCAGCGCGTGACGCGCCGCGCTCTGCCGGGCGATGCGCTGCCTTGCATCATCTGCCCCCAGGTCGAGAGCACCGATCGCGGCACCGACGACACGCACGCGGAAACGGTGCGGCTCGAGCTTCATATCTGGGCAAAAGCGAATGACGCCTACGCGGGTGAAGCGCGCGGCGCTCGCCTGAAATCCTTGGTCAAATCCGCCTTGCATTGGGCGCCAATTGGAACCCGCTGCACGGTCGAGCGCGTCCTTGGCCCGGTTCCTGATCCGATGCCGGATCTTCATCACTTCGTTGTCGTGGTCGAGATCGTCTCGGATCACGTCCCGCTTTAACCCGAAAGGAAATCGCGATGGCTGGCTATGTCGGCAAGCTCATGGTGTTCAAGGTTAACACCGGAACGGATGCGTCCCCGATCTGGACGAAGATCGGGGGTCTTCAGACCAAATCGTTCGAAGGCAACAACCAGTTCGTGGAGATCACGAACGACGACTCGGCCTATGGCGTTGAGTACCTGGCAGGCTCCGGCGTGACGGAATATTCGATCTCCGGCGAAGGCGTTGCGCAGGACGATGCGGTTTATCGCATCCTCTCCCAGATGATGGTGGACCGAACCGCGCGGGGTGCCCAGTTCTATATTCCGGGGACCGGCACCTTCGAAGGCAAGGTTCTCGTGTCCAAGCTTGCAAACACATCGACGACGAAAGCGGAGGTCCGTTACTCGATCACGCTCATCGTCGCCGAGGGTGGTCTCGTTTACACGCCGGGGTCGTGATCCATGAAAATCGATCCCGTCACCGGCAAGATCCCCGTCAAATTCGGGGCGGAAATCGTCGATCTGCGCTTCACGAACAGCGCATTTTGCTACATTGAGGAAGAAGCAAGGGTTGATGCCGCGGGCGATGCGATCGCGCGCTTTATGGATGCTGCGCTGAAGGGAAGGGTTCCTTTTGCACTGGTTATTCCTTTTGCCCGCTCATTCCTTCGCGCGGCCGGGAAAGACCCCGCGCTTGTCGATGCTGCGAACCGGAACGAGCTTGTCGCAGCCGTCGCGGCTCTGGTTTTTTCGGTGATCGAGCTTGAAACCGGAGATGCCTCGGCAAACCCTCCGAAGGCGGCGGGGTCAAGCTCTCCTCCCGCCGCCTAGCCCGCATGATGGGCGCCCTCGGCTGGCCACCTGACGCCTTCTGGAACGCGCTCTTCACCGAAACCATGCTGGCAATCGAAGGCGTCGCCATGGCAAACGGTGTCGAACCACCCGGCGACAAACGCGAACGCGACGAAGCGAAGTTCGCCGCCATCCGGGAGTTCATGAAAAATCAGGGGTGAGCTACCTGAGATCGTAAAGAAAAATCTTCGGCGTGCGCACCTTGTTTTCTTCTGGCTCAGGCAGGTAGCATTGAAAAATAGCTGTGACTGGTTGGTCCAATATAGCCCCGTTGATGGTTACGATCATAAATCCCAGCTCATTTGTCGGTAGGCTACCAGGGGAGCCGCCTATATTTGTAAGATAAGGCTCAGCTTTGTGAGAGACTACCTTAAATTCTGGGCGGTTTGGCAGGGCGGCAACAGCAAGAAACAAGCAAGAGTTTGCGGTTGGCGCTTCAGGGCGTTTATTTTCCGCCCCTGCGCCGCATGAAAGCACCATCGTGATGATGCCGACAAGGTGCATCTTGACGACTCTTGCTCCAAGGTCTTCCACCAGAGTGTTGGCGCCGATCATCGACGGAAAGCCTTGACGCCGCCGTTTGTCGCGCAAACCCCGGCAGGCTCAGCCTTGACGACAAAACGGCCGTCGTTACAAAGAGCGATAGCGCCTGCAGGAAACGCGATGCCATTCGCGGATGGGACAGTCCGCACCCTTTGCGGAGCAGGCGTGGCGACTGGCGCTGGTGCAGGAGTTCTGACAGTTTGCCGCTTGATCGTGACTGGTACGCGAACATTGATCCGCGTGGAATGTTTGGTGACATGTGAAACGCGCGCTTTCGAGCGGCTTTTGCCGCTGCCGCGCTTCCTAGCTTCAGAGCTATCGATCCCGAAGCCGAGAAAAAAGACCGCCGTCGCCGCCAGCAGCGTGCCGAACACCTTCATTGAAATGCTCCCTCAGTATCCGCCGCACCGCTTCGGGACGGCTAATACCGGGATCATCTTGGCCCGCGATCCACGAGTCAACGGCTTCGAGAAGGGAGCGTTCAAGGCGGACGCCGATTAGCGTACCCTTGCCGGTCGCGGGCCTCCCGCGACGTGACTTTATGTTATCATTTTTTGCTTGATCACTCATAGAATTTAGGTTATCAAAAAAACAGGCCGATGGGAAGTAGCAGCTTCCGCACCGGCCCTAACCGCAACCGATCCCGAGGAGATCAGGTCATGGCTGAGCCAGCCCTTATCACAATTCGCCTGTCCCGTCTTGTCTCCGATCCTGTCCTTCGCGCGTTTTTCGAGCGCGGCGAACAGGAGAGCGGCGATGAATTCGCCGTCCCCTTGCCCGAAACGCCGGAACTCTCCGGTGGTGCGGTCCTTGAACCGCAAGCGGTGTGAGGGTCACATGGAAACTCAAGCCCCAATCTCGCGGCGGGATCTTCTCGCCGCCTGCATCGTCGCGCCGGCCATTGTTGCCGCGCCGCTTGTGAACCACGAACCACGCTTCAAGGGACGGCTCTTCGTCCTGGGCGACGACATGCAGACTTGGACGGAGGTTGACCCGAACACGGGCGCCGTCATCACCGGGAGGGCGTGATATGGCCAGCGTCATGAATGTCGCAAGTCTGTCCGTTGTCAGTGGCGAGCCGCGCGTGCGCGATCTCATTCTTGCCGAAATGCTCGGTATGGCGAACCCCTACAAGGTTCGGGAGCTGATCGGAGCCAATCGCACCGAACTTGAAGAGTACGGGGAGATTTCTCCTCGCCGAGGAGAAATCAAAAAGTACAGCGAAACCAATCCGAAAGGCGGAGGTCGCCCGTCCACTGAATTCTACCTCAACGAACCGCAAGCGCTCCTGATCTGCATGTTCTCCCGCACGGCGAAAGCCGCCGAGGTTCGCCGATCGCTGATCTCCGTCTTCATGGAATACCGGCTTCGCAAGATTGATCCGCCGCGCCCGATCACGCCGGTTCTTGGCTTGCCGTCCAGCGCGGTTCACGGTGACCGCTATCTTGTCACTTATGCGAGCGGCAAGCCGGAGGCGTGGCGGTTGCCGCCCGGTGTCACGTTGTTCGATACCAATGACGAGCGCCAGATGCGCGCGGTGATCGACACGCTCAACATGGAGCGCTGCGAAATGGTCATCGACGCCCTGACGAACCGCCTCACCAACCTGCACTTGGCGTTCGAGCCGACAAAATATTGGCTTTCGCCTGATCGCATCAAATCGTGACCACCCAAAAAGCAGGTCGCGCCCTCCAGGTGCGGCCTGCCGCCTGCTGTTTGAATAGGAGCGCCGATGGCTGAAGAGATCGTTCAATACGAGATCGGGGCTGATGTCGAGCGCCTGAAGCGCGCCTTCAAGGACGCCGAGGCTTTCGGCGCGCGCCTTGGGGATCAGATCGCAAAGGCGCTCTCGGACGCTGGCTATAAGGGGACGCGCGACCTCGGCAACGGACTCGATAAGGGAATTCGCGACGCTGGCGCGAGGTCGTCTCGCACGGCTGATCTCGTCGGGCGCAGCATCGGGCGCGGCCTCGCGGTCGGTATTGTCGCGGCGGGTATCCGTGGCATTTCGGAGGTGATGAAGAGCCTCCTTGAAGTCGAGGACGCCGCAAAGCGAACGGGCCTTTCTATCGAAAAAATTGGGGCTCTCCGTAATGTTGGCGCGAGCGAGGGAATTTCCGCCGGAACCATTACATCTGGCCTTGAAAGCCTTGGAGATAAGGCAAATAAAGAATTCCGCGAGGGGGAGGGGCAGCTTTCGGCTTTGCTTGAGGCGAACAACCTCAAATTGACCGACCGTGAGGGAAAACTCAAGAATGCGAACGTTCTTCTTGAAAATGCTGCGAGACTGGTAGCAAACGCAAACACTGAATTCGACAAAATTGATATCGCCAAGATATTCGGGCTTACCAAGGATTGGGTAAAAATCCTTGAGAATGGCCCCGAAGCTCTGCGTGCGTCCGTCAAGGGAGCGGAAGACGCTGGCGGCGCTTTCGATCGGGAATTGGTGCAGCGTGCGGCCAGTTTTGATCGCGCATGGAGTGCCGCGTGGGCAAGTTTTTCCCAGACGGCGAAGGCCGCAATCGCATCTGCTGTCATCTCGTTGGACGGGCTGATCAACAAGATGGACAAAAGCAATATTGGTCAGAAAATCAACAAGCTGGCGATTATCCAAAAATTGGAAGGTGGTGTGCCTCTACTCGACGACGAGGTGGCGATACTCAAAGGAATACAGGCTAGCGGAAAAATCCAAAAGGGGTCGGCGGCAGAGCTTGAAATCGACAAGTATGATAAGCGCCAAGCTGCCCGGTTTCGTCGTGATGAAATCGCAACTGTAAATGAGCCAGTCGAAAATTCCAGAAGGAAGAAAACTGTAATCCCAAAGTCCGGCGGCGGCTCCGATGGTGGCAAGTCCGAGGAGGACAAAGCTGAAGAGCGGCTGTCGCGCTACACGGAATCGCTCCGGCGTCAGGGGGACGTTCTTCAGGCTCAGGTTATCACCTTCGCGCTCTCCAATGCCGAACAGAAATCGGCGATCGAACTCGCAAAAGCCAAGGTCGATCTCGAAAAGCTCGACGGCGACGCGAAGCGGATCGCAATCGACAAGCTCAAGGAAGCGGTAGCCGTCAACGAGCAATACCGCGAATCCCTTGAGCGGCTTCGCGAGGCGAAAGAGCAGGAACGCTACGTCTCGGAAAGCCTTTCGAATGCGCTGGCCGATATCGCGATCGACGGCAAGAACGCGTCCGACGTGCTGCGCAACCTGGTGAAAACCTTCGCCCGCGACGCGATCAACGCGCTTCTCAGCAACTCCGGGCCATTCAAGAGCGGATCGGGTGGCGGTCTCTTCGGCTCGCTCTTGAGTGGGTTCGGCGGTCTGTTCGGGGGTGGCGGCGGAGGCGGCGGGTTGCCGAATTTCGGCTTCGCCGGGCCGCTCGCGCGGTTCGCCAGCGGCGGCGAGTTGCCTCGCGGGTTTTCGCTTGTCGGTGAAAATGGCCCTGAGCTTCTGCGCAACTCGGGATCCGGCGTGGCGCGCGTCTATCCGTCCGGTGTTTCGACGCAAGACGGCGGCGGGGTTGCCACGGTTCACCTTCTTGTCGAGGCGCCGGACATCAACCAGCGCATCACGGCCATCTCGCAACAGGTCGCCGTGAAGGTCACGCAACAGGGCATCTCGGCGAACAACGCGCGGATCCCTTCGATGCTTGAGGAACAGCGTGCGCGATGACGATCCGCTTCCCTGCCAATATCCGCGTCCACCCGCGCCCCTCGGTGACGCTCGCCGGCACTTCGGTCTCCGGCGGGCGCACCTTGAGCGGCGTTGAGAGGATCAAGCAGGGCGACGCCGGCTATTGGCGCATGTCCCTGCCGATCATAATCCTTAACCATGATAATATTCTCGCGCTGCGAGCGATCGACGCCATTCTTGGCGGCCGCGCCGGCGCAATAATCGTTCCAGTCTATGACGGCTCACGCTCGCCGGGCGCGCTGCCGAACTATCTCCTGCCCAATTCCAGCGTGCCGCATTCGGATGGGTTTACCTTCTCGGATGGATCGACCTATCGCGGATCCATCTATTCGGCGAGCGTGAAGAGCTCCGCTGCCGCCCGCGCGACAACCATCGTCGCGACCATCGCGCAAACGCCGGTCGTTCCGCCTCAACCGGGCATGTACTTTTCGATCGGCGATCGGCTCCACCGGATCAAATCGGTTTCCATGTCCGGCGCCGATGCGACGATGACCTTCGCCCCGCCGCTGCGCTACGCCGTGAGCGCCGGAAAGCACATAGAATTCGATGATCCGCGCGGGACGTGGCGGCTCGCCGACGATACCGGACTTGTTGTCCCTGAAGGCAGCTTCAGGCCTGGGCAGCGCATGACAATCGATCTCGTCGAGGCGCTGTGATGGCTGGTGTCACGAGTGTTGCCTACCTCATCCATGCCGATTTCAGATCCGGCCCGCTCCGGGTCTGGACGGGCTGGGGCACGCTGGTCGCGGGCGGGCACGAGTGGATCGGCTCTGGCGATATGATCGGCATTTCCGAGATCGACGCGGCGGCCGGCGCTTTCGCCTCGCCATTCACGCTCACGCTTTCCGGTCTGCCTGATGAGCATTTCGACGCCTACGCGCGGCTGATGCTGGTCGATTCCACCGAGTATCGCGGGCGGCAGATCTCCGTGTTCCTCGCGTTTTTCGAGGAGGATTGGCAGATCATCGAGGAGCCGATCGCGGCGGTTACAGGTTTCATGGACGTGCCGATCCTCGATGCGGATGCGATCTCGCGGCGGATCACGCTGCAATGCGAGGGGCCGTTCGTGACGCGGGCCCGGCCCCGCTACGGTTTTTACACGGACGAGGATCAGCAGCTCCGCTACCCCGGCGACATGGGGCTCGAATTCGCGCCGATCTCGGCGACACGGCAGGTCAAATCACCGGTCCTCTGATGATCTCAATCACCGACTATTGCCTCGCCCGGATCGGCTCGCCGTTTGTCTGGGGCGAGACGGATTGCGCCTGTTTCGCGCGGGGATGGGCCGTCGAGGGGCTGGGCGCGGCGGATATCCCGTCCCCGCGCCTCGGCTCGGCGCGCGAATGGGCGGAGTACTGCCGGCAGCGCCCCATGCTCGATCGCGCCCGCGACTGGGCCGCCGAGGCGGGACTCGTCGAGGCCTCCGATGCGCCGCGCGAGGGCGATATCGGCATTGTGATGCCGGACGGCAGGCAGTGTTTCGCGCTGCGCTGCGGCGGGCAATGGGTCGCGCGCTCCGAACAGGGCATCGCCATGCTCGATACGCCCCACCTCGCGCTGTTCCGGGCCGCGTAATGCCTCAGCTCCTCGCGCCGGTCCTCGTCGCCACATTCGGGATATCCGCCAACGCGGCTATTGTCGCCGCCAATGTCATCATTCTGGTCGCGTCCTACGCAGCCAACGCGGCGCTCTCATCGGCGCAGCAGCGCGCCGCGAAAAAGGCGGCGCGGCGTCAGCAGAGCCAGAACGATTACCAGCAGACCATCCGCGGCTCGATCCAGCCGCGCGTGCGCCACTACGGGCGCGTGAAAGCGGGCGGGACGATCACATTCATCGAGAACATCGGCTCCGATGTCTACATGGTGGTCGCCACCGGAACCGGCACCATCGCCGGGTTCGACGAATTTTATGTTGGCGACCGCCAGGTCCTGCTCGATGCTGATGGCGCGGTGACCAATGCGCCCTATTACAAGGGCGCCTCGTCGGATCCGAACGCGCGATCCTACATCCGCCTGCAATCGCGGCGCGGCTATGCCACGCAGGATGCGT